CCAGCTAACTTATCATCAATTTTTCTACTCAATGAAACTACAAAATCAGCAGTCATCAACTTTGAAAAAGAACCTGCAATTGATGTTCCCGTAATTACATCTTGCTCCGCCCCTCCACGATTAATCTGCGACGCGGTATATAATGGAACACTATACTCCCCAGCCATACCCCTTAAATCTACTATCAACTCTTCTAAAACCTCATATCGTTTTTCTTTAGCAGAACCTTTTAACAAATCAGCATAATCAACCACAATTACATCGGGTTTCTTACCCTGCAATATCATCCTATCTATGTGGGCTTTTAAGGCATTCAAACCAGCAGTACCTGAATTAAACCCTTTAATAATCAAATCACCTCGCAAAGAACCTACTACCCTCTCAACCTCTTCCATATTGTATTTTAGGTTTGGTATAGGTATCCCCGTAAAAACTGAATCAAACCTTTGACCTATCATTGCCTCTGAAAGTTCCAATGTATAATACACCACAACCTTACCATTTTTAATAGCGTTTGATGCAACATTAACCAATGACCAGGATTTACCAATGCCAGGCGGTGCTGCAAATATTATCAACTCCCCCATTCCAAATCCACCCTGCACAATTTCATCTATAACATCCCACCCCGTAGGTATTGGATTTCTTACTAAATCATCATACCTTTGATTTACCATTGTTTTATACTCATGCCCAACATCCGTTGGTTGGCCTGCTTTCATAGCAGTATCAATGGTTGATTTTATCTTATCATACTTACCCTGCTCTAAAAGTGGGATTGAATCTAAGATAGCCTGTTTAAGTGATTGATTGGTGCAAAAGTTTAAGGTTTCTTCTTTTACATAATCTAAGTCATCCGATTCTAAATCCCGCCAAACCTGCTTTAAGGTATCTATTACCGATGTTTTCAAGATATCCCTCTCAATGGGGCTTATCTTCGTTTTAAGGACATCTAATGTTGGTTTGGATTCGTATGTATCTATGTACTCTAAAATCGTTTTACACAACCATTCTGATGCTTCTGAGTCAAAATATTGTGGCTTTAATATATCATATATCTGCCTACTAAAAAGCATATCCGATAAAAGAGCGGATAAGATTTTAGTTTGAAACCCCGTTCCAAATTTACTTCCAAATTTTTCCATATGATACTAATATACAACCTTAATTGGTTTTTTCAAAATTATTTTTTAAAAGATTATCCAATCTCATAAAACTATTTCGTAACCACGAATCTACATTCGCAAAAGCAGTATATAACTTATCATACATAAACATTTTTTTAAACTCCAATAAATTTAACTTTGGATGATGATTATCTAAAATATCTCTCGTATTTGAAATAATTGATGTTGATATTTCAGGTAATTTTAACTGCATCAAATCATAGTTTAATTCTATGGTTTTTACTGATTCTAATAATTTTTTTGATAGTTTATCATCGCACTTTTCTTTAATTCCGGTAATAAACCCATCGTAATCTAACTCCACATCGTTTAAGAAATCCATTTTACCTAAAATAGTTTTCTTACCAATCCCATTCACACCTTTAATGTTATCGGATGAATCGCCCATAATTACTCTATACCAAATAAGGTTTTGAGGTATTACACCCCACTCTTCTTTGATAAGGGATTCATCATACATTATTTTTTTTACAGGCGAATAAACTTTAATCCTATGATTCACCAATTGTAAAAAATCTTTATCGGATGATAATAATATCACCTCATTTTTAAAATAGTGGTTAGCCATCCAAGCCATCAAATCATCTGCTTCTACATAATCTACTTGTAAAAGAGTTACAGGTAAATTCTGAAGATATTCATACAAACGAATAAATTGCTTACGCATAGATAATTGTTGGTCCTCTATATCTTCATATCCCTGCAACCTATTCAATCGAGTCAGACCTGTTCTACCACCTTTGTAATCGGAATATACTTTTTTTCTCCGATGCGAACCACCCTTACCATCAAATACAATGATGACACGGGATGGGTTCAAATTTCTAATAGTGGCTGCGGTGGATAACAGGAAACCCGTTATACCACCACAGTGCTCACCATCATCGTTGAGCGCAGGGACTGCTCCGAATACTCGGATATACATATTCAATCCATCAATGATAAGAACCCTATCATTTAAGGTTTGATTCGTAACTTGTTGGTTTTCTTGCCCCAACTTACTCAACATATCTTTGTAATTCTTAATCATCAAAATCAGATAGTTCTATATTATCAACATTTGCTTCATCGGATGCTTCTTTGTACGAAAGAATGTAAGAATTACAAATTTCGTTGTAGATTTTTTCCCTTACATCAGGACGAGTCTGAAGAATATCAGGAAAATTCTTTGCTTGAAACTTTATTTCTTCACCAGTTTCTTTATCTACCCAAGTATACCATGCACCACTTTGATTGGCTAACTTATAGGTTTTCATCATTTCTAACCAAGAACCTAAATTATCAATACCACTATCAAAGTAAATATCATAATCAACTGAGCGGAGTGGTGGGCCCATTCGGTTTTTAATAACCTGTGCTCGGGTTTTAATACCAATCACCTGTTCTACACCACCAACCTTTGCTTTCAACTGACCCATTTGTTTCAAACGAATTCTACAACTTGAATGGAATGCGATTGCTTTACCACCGGAGGTTGTCCACGGGTCGCCAAAACTTACCCCCATCCTCGTCCTTAACTGATTTGTAAAGATAAGAGTGATTCTTTCTCTACCAATTAAGTTGGTGATTTTACGCATTGCTTTTGAAATGATAATTGCTTTTTGAGTTGCATACCCCGCCTGGTCATAATCAGCTGAAATCTCAACCTTTGTTGATGCACCTGCTACGGAATCCACTACAATTGTAACCAATTTCTTTTTATCGGATTTTCTTACCGAATCAATAATCGAATCAATTGCTTCAAAAATATCTTCCACCGTCTCCAATGGAACATACAACATCTTTTTCAAATCAACACCAATCGCTGCCAAAAACTCCTGATTAAGTGCGTTTTCAGTATCAATATACACACCTAATCCACCTCTCTTTTGCGTATCCGCAATTGAGTGAGCCGCTACTAATGATTTACCACTACCTTCCAACCCCGTAATTTCACAAATTCTTCCAACAGGCAACCCACCATTTGTTCGGTTTGAAATAGCCAAATCTAACATTTCAGAGCCAGTAGACACCCACTCGTCTAAGTCGGTGGGTGTCTGCTCTGAACCATCTAAATAATAGGCTACTTTGTGCTGGGATTTGAACTTCTTGTTAAGATTATCAGCAAGGATGGTAGATAGTTCATCACGAACTATATCCACTTTAGGTTTACTCATACTGATTAATCGTTAAAAAGGTCGTCAAATGCTTCTTTTACTGAACTTGCCTTTTGTGTTGTTGGTGTGGATTCTACAACTGCAGGTTGTTCTGCGTTTGTTTCTTCTTTTACCTCACCCGTTTCCAACCAAACTTCCAACATACTCTTCAATTCATCATAAGTATATCTTTTGAAAATGGTTGATAAATCGGCCTGATTTTTGACCAATTGAACAATGTTCTTATCTTCAGTCATAGGTGTGGTATTTGGCTTTACCCTAATGAATGTTTCAGGATAAGATTTACCAACCTCTGCGGCTGATTTGAACTCTACAGTAATATCCCTACCACCCATCGGGTCGGTTAAATCACCATAGTCTGGGTCTGCGAAGAACGCAAGGATTTCTTGGTAAACCTGCTTACCAAAGCCCCAAAATTTAACACCCTCTGATTCTTCACCTCGTACCAAAATAGGAACATAAGTTCTCATCTTTGGTGTCAATTTTTTAGAGAGATTGTAATCTTCCCTATCCTTCGTTGCTTTCAATTGTTCTGAAAATTCAACAATAGGGTCTTTCTCACCAAAAGAGACGGGTGATAGAATGGTCTTACCACCAAAATCAAAGTGGAAATACAATTCAATAAAAGGGTTTTCTTTGTTGTGCACATAAGGCACTAATCGGATTTGCTGCTTACCTGGATTTGGTTTCCATAAGGTATCAGTCTTTTGTACTTTTGTTTGAAGTGAATTCAAACGGTTTCGGATTGCATTTAAGTCAATTGCCATAATTACTCCATTTTTTAATAGGTTAAACAAAAATTATAGTCACTAATATACAACATTTAGTTGACAATTCCAAATGTTTTTTCAAAAAAATTATTTTTTATTTTTTTTAATCTAAACTTTCTACTCTATAAATAGTGGTTCGCATAAATTTAAAACTATCATCGTGAGTTAATAATACGCCATTTTTATAATCTTCCCAATTCAACATATAGTTCTTATCTAAAATACCACCATTCAAAGATTGAATAAGCCTGTTAAGGGCGTTTATTGTATATAAGGTGTTTGTTTCTCGCTTTCTATGAACCATAATTGTATTTGGTAAAAATTTTGATGATGGGGATGGGATGATATTGTAACTAATAACCAACTCTTCTGAATTCTCTAAAGTCAATACGAATATCTTCTTACTGAAAAGAGTAAATCCGGTTTTTATAGTACCTAAATCAGAATCGCATTTAGGTTCGGTTGTAAATGTTATTAGTAATTGTGTTTTCACTCATAGCTCCGTAAGTTATTTTTTAGACTAATGCAAATGGACCCGAAGATGATATCATTACATCAGATACCTCAAATCCTAAAAAGTTCATAATTGCATCAAACATTTTGCCCGCAAGACTTTTAATATATGTTATAGCCTCTTTTACTCTATCCATTATAGTTTGCAATATATCTTCAACTTGTTTTTTTATTTTAGTAGTAACATTTTTAAGCCCTTTTACCAAATTATTAAATAATGCAAATTCATCGATTCTTTGTTTACTAGCTTCTATTAAAATAGTTTTCCCAAGTTTAGATTTTGAAAACTCTTCATTTATAATATCTCTAAATGTTATATTTTCAATTAATTTTGATTTTGAAACTTGTTTTGACCGTAATACCAATGATGCTTGTGGATTAGCACCAGATGTTTTGAATGCTACATAAAATGAATTTTTAGATGCTAATGATTTTGCATCATTTATACTTTCAATTTTTAAATGAGCGGTAATTTTACCCGATGGTTCAAATTCTATTAACTGATTCGCAACAGCATTTTTATCTGAAAATTTATTAGTTCCTGTTGCTGCTTCAAAACAAAAACATGTTTTAAAGTACATATCTTTAAAAATTGATTGCATATCGTTTGTTATTTCTTTTGCATTCAATTGTAATTTTTCCATTTCAGCTATTGCTTTTTGTTGTGATGGAGTTAAAGTTTCACCGCTATCGCGTAATTTTTCTAACGCAGTAATTGTGCTCTTTTCCGACATTTTTCCCATTCTTGCTTCCAATGTATCTAAAAATGATTTTAAGGATTTTGGTTCATTTTCACCAACCATTTTAATAGCTGCATTAAATGTCGCAATAGCCTCGTTAGAACCGGCACTCATCAATTGAGAACCACCTGCTTTTTTTAGGGAAATTTTTTCACCACTATCACCCAATATATCCGTTTTTGGGGTTTTATTAGTACCACTCCAATCAGGATTAATTGCTGCAGTACTAGAACCCAGTTGAGATAATTTTTTTGATTTAATAATACCTCTAAACGCATCTGCTATTTTTTTAGCATCTTCACCATAAGTAGACCAAAATACTTTGGCTCTTGCCCATTCTTTAGAACTTTCATCAATCCCATTATGTGCGCATATTATTAACGCCTCCCAATCCTCTCCTTTTGGTGCTGCACCACCACCACCTTTTGAGTGTATGAATAATTCTGAATTACCACCCCCGCGATTTGAAGATGCGACCCGTACTTTATTTCCATTTGGTAATTGAAGAGTTTTTACAAAATCACCAGAGCCATATGTTTTAACAGACGAGTCATCATCTAATATAGTCAAAATATCCCCGTTTTTTAAGTTAGGAGCCCACTTTGGTGGAGTTTCTTTATTAAAGATAATTTGATGACCGGCTTTATATTTTAAATCTAAAAAACTTGCTTCAGATATTTTTTGCTTCTTTTTCAAGTATGCTTCTTTTTCAACATCTGTCATCATACCAAGCTTAATAGCATCCAAATCTTTTTCTAAGGGATTTTCCTCTTCAGGCTTTTCTTCCGTTGGTGGTGTTGGGGATTGCTCTAATAAGCTTTTACGATA